ACTAATAATTGTATCTGTAACTACTGCTGTGTCTGTAGCTAGTGTCGTAGTTATACTCTTAGCAAGAGTATCGGTTGCTGCAACGACGTCTATAGCTAGTGCTGTAGCTATGCTCTTAGCAAGAGTATCAGTTGCATTAGGGGCATCAGTTAAAGCTTTAGTTATATCTGTGTTACTAATTGTATCAGTTGCAGCAACGACGTCTATAGGGATTATAACTTGCGTTTCATCCTCACTAATAATTGTATCTGTAACTACTGCTGTGTCTGCTAGAGTTTTAGTTATGCTATTAGCAAGAGTATCAGTTACAGCAACGACCTCTTCATCTACTTCTATGCCTCTTGTAAATGCTGTTGTGTGAGTATCAGTTGCACTAGATGAATCAGTTAAAGCTTTAGTTATATCTGCGCTACTAATTGTATCTGTAACTACTGCTGTGTCTGTAGCTAGTGTCGTAGTTATACTCTTAGCAAGAGTATCAGTTGCATTAGGGGCATCAGTTAAAGCTTTAGTTATATCCCAGTTGCTGAGAGTATCTGTAGCTACTGCAGTATTAGCACCATACACGCTATAATTAGGTACTATAAACATACCCGCATTAGACTTAGCTACTACAAAAGTACTAGAAGTAGAAGACTCCGATATGTCAGCGTTAACAGCAGTATATGAAGCTATAGAATACTGCGTAGTAACTGCTGCAGTTACTACTGAGACTATTGCAATTGTATACCTAATGTTCACTAGAAATTCTCGCGTACCCTAAATCTTATTGTATCGTATAGTGTTTCTGTACTACCATTGTAGTCTACAATTATCTCACCCTCATAAGCGCCGGGGTCTACATCTAGTACACCCCCAGCGAAATCGAACGAGACTTCTCCATATAATCCGCTGTTTACTTTTGTACAGTTAATAGTTGATAGTAGCGTTGTTGTACCTGCTTCCCTAAATTTAATTCTAACTGCTGTAGATAGCAAAGCTAAGTTAAGTGGGATGTTATCAATATCGTTTGTTAAGGTTAGTAGAATCGTGGGCTTTACATCACCCTGAACTAATTTAATTACATCGGCCATATTATCCTCAAGCTAGTGGGCGCATCTCAACAGTCATAGTAGCACGAGCAGCACCAATATTTGCCCTTGCTCTACGTTCTGTAAGTTGATACGTAAATTGTTTTGCGTGATAAGTAGCTAGCTCTCTATCACTCCAGTCTTTCCCTGGTAGTACAAGAAGATGCTGTAGCGCCCCATGCATAATTACATTTTCTAATTCGTCTAATACTGATTTATCCATCTTAGTTGCAGTCCTAATAGGCTTTACAACAACAATCATTTTAAGGTCATACGTTACTGCATCATTAGGGACAGGCGCTATATAGAAAGTACTTGGGTCTAATTGAGTAAGATACTTAGGTGTTGCGCGTTCTTCTTTCGTAGACTCAGGCCATTTAGGTAATGCATCATGTAGATTCTCAAGAGTTAACGGAGTTAAACGCTTTCCGTTAACAGTAGCTGTTAATACTGCGTGGACTTCGGCATCCGACGGAGCACTATATGAATAGTCGTATACCCCGGGGGTTAAGCGCAGCCTAGGCTGTTCATAACGCCAAGCTAAAGTCCTTTCGCACGCTTCAATAGCAGCATCACGAACATATTGTTCGATGATAGGCGTTGGGCAACCAGGTACACTTGGGGCTAATCGAGTAACAATAGAACTAAAATCGCGGGTAGACGCCATTATTCAGTACCTCCTAAGGATTGTGCTGGTCTCTCATCATCTGTCACAGTCTTAGTCGAAACAGATACACCTAAAGCTTGGACAAATGAATCTTGGAATAACTTAGCTCTATTGGAATTAACATGCTCATTATCAATTGACTCAACTATAAACACAGTAGCGTCAATTACAACTGGAGAGTACACATCTGATAGTAACCCCACCTCTGCATCAGCAGCATAATTTGGTGGTGATTGTGTGTATTCACCGATGAGGACTTGTCCAGTCGGCGCCTTAGGATAGATAAAGAATTTGTTAGGGTTACGGAGATGCCGCATCCAGTTTGTAGCTGGTGCTGCGGTATCGTTCATCCATGTTGGCATAGCCTGGTCTAATACTTCTCGAGAGGTTTCCAATACACCAGCTCCGTTTTTTACTGAATAAATTTCAATAAGTCTAAACGAATCACTTGGCGCCGACTGGACAACTGTACCCCCTACGCATGTAATATCAGCTGAATAGGCAAATAAATCAGGGCGTAATACTGCAATCCTTTTTAGGGATTGATTAGCATAACCTAAAAGAACTTCGTCACTATACCTATACGGCTCGCTCTCATCCTGGGTTATACGTCTAACTTCAGTTATTACATCTTCTAATTTCATTTAGGCCAACCTTTTGCCGCTTCTGCCGCTAATTCTACATTAACTTTGGGAGCCTGCTCAGGTATTTTTGTAGTCGATAAGCTAAGTTTAGCTTTACGCTTCTTCTGTTTTTTAGGCACAAACTTTTCAGGGAATGCCTGTAGTTCTGTAACCTCTTCCGTTAGTTCATTATCAGCAAGGATTTCATCCCACTCATAAATTGTTCCATCATTTATATGTCTTAAGTATCTTATGTCTGACATAGTATCTCCTAATAGGGAAGGGAGCCGAAGCCCCCTAAAGTTTTTAGCTCTTAAGAACAGTTAGCAATAACTGCCCAAACGCGAACTACTAAAGCACCAGGTACGCCTGTGGCGAACTTAATGTCAATAGTACCAGCGGTATTGTATAACACTGGTTTAGTCGCTATCGAACTCGAGTGACCTACTGCGTTTGCATTAGCCCCATCGATATATTTATCTACATCTGATGAGTCACCAACATCTACTGTTGCTGTAGCACCTGAAGCTGTAGTAATATCAGCACCTACGGCTAATACTACAGAGCCTGCAGGAATGTCTAAAGCCGCAACAACATCAGATGCAACAAATGCATCTAGTACAGGGTCTGCCGAAGCTCTCGCTGCAGAGATTGCTGCAAAGTCAAGCGTTGCATCTGCTACAACAACTTTATTCAAGTCATGAGCAGCATAACCCGTGACACCTGGTTCTGTGTAATCATATGTAGACATATATATTCTCCTTTATAGAAAGGGAGCCGAAGCTCCCTAAAGTTTACTACGCAGTGATTACAGAAGTAACTAAAGCCTCAGGCTTAACTACTTTATAACCATATACCTGCAGACCACGGATGATATTACCAAACGTATCTGTAGAGCGTAAAGTCTCAATGTTTGTCATCTGTGATGCAAACGTAAGACCCTGCTTAGTACCAGCGATGATGTGCGTACCTTTATCACCAGCTGTGTCTTTCTTAAGGTTGTGACTTGTGTATAGAGTAAATCTATCAATCATACCTAAACGACCATTTCTCATAGGAGATACGCCGTCGCCTGTGATTGATGCATCTTGTAAGTCAGACTTCTTGATTAACGCTGCCATTGCTGCAGGGATAACTAAGAAACGCTCGCTTTCAGGAACGTTAGCTTCGTCAAGTACAAGACCCATGTCGATGATGTGGTCGATAACAGTCGCCTTAGTCAAGTCAATCGCTTTATCTGTGCCTGTAACACCTAGGTCAATACTACCTGAGATAGCACCGGCTGTTGCACCTTTGTTAGTCGCAGCAATATCTGTTAGCATGTCAGTCAACACACGCGAATCAATTGCAAGCTTCATACGCTCAGAAGCATCTTTAGTCCACATATCCATCATCTTGATGTCTGCTTGAACTTTATCAACGTCGTCTTCGATTGCAGCGAAGTACTCACCTTTATCGATAAGTAACTGAATCTTAGCAGCCTCAGGCTGTTGTACAGTTAATGATTGACCTTTAGCGTATGTGTTGACAAGCATAGTTGGTGTTGTGCGGATGTTAACCGTGTCACCAAAAGCTTTAATCTCGCCTTCGTACATTGTGTTAGAAATAGCGCTCAATACTGACGCGTCGTAGAAATGTTCTACTAATTTACCAGACCAAATCTCTGGAATAAACGTACCCGTGTATGCTGGGCCGCCTGAAGTTACTGGAAAAGCCATAATGGACTCCTATATTATTTATGCATTTATTATGCGCCCATCTTGCTGTGCAGCAAAGATGTCACGCTCTATTTTAGCTCTCTCGCTATCGTTACCTTTATAATACCCCTCTCTAACCTGGTCAAAGAATGTTTTAATTGTGTCAGGAGTATATGTTTTGGTATTAGTTCCCGCAAGAGTACTGGTATTTTTACCTCTACCAGGTGATACTTGCTTCTCTAATTGCGATGCGGTTGATGCTGTTGTACGAGCTTGTGGTATACCATGTGTATCCGCCCAAGAAGAAAAGAAGTTAGCTACCCTACGTGAATCGAAGTTACTTTGTGCATCTTCTAAATACGTTTGGCGGCTAATCCCTGTAAGTGGGTCAGTATCTAATAACCAGGTTTGGAAATCTGGGTCATTGTTGATATCCTGCCACTCGGGGGCCATAGTCGAAAGGTCTGACCAAAATGCTTGCTCATTACTCTGTGCCTGCTGGTTAGCCACCATGTCTACTCTAGGTATAACATTTGACTGCAGCTGCTGAATAACTTGCTCAAGCTGGGCAATGCGTTGATTAGATGTATTAGATTCTTCTTTGCTCACTCGACGCATTACGTCGATTGAATCACCGTAGTCCTCTCTATCCTGGTCTGTAATTAAATTAACAGGTTCAGGTATTTGCTGTTCAGCTGTAGGTGCGGGTGAAACTGAGCCGAGTAGTTGCTCTAAGTTACTAATTCTATCTGTCAAATCTCGTTTATCTGCGTTCAAACGAGGGATTTCTGCATTGTACATTCCCTGTAAGGTCTTGTATTTCTGTTCTAGTGTCTTATCTTCTTGGGTGTCTGCTAACGCTTGCTCTTCTGGTGCAGACTGGATTGCTTGTTCTTCAACACGGTCGGCTTGTACTTCTTCAATTACATCTCCCTCTTCAGTAGGCTGGGCACTAACGCCCTCCTCATTAAGGTCACTATATAATTGTTGTACAGCCTCTGACTGTTTCTTCACTTGCTCTGGTATTGCCATTGTTTTCGCTCCTATCGGTATGCGTAATAATACAGCTGTCTCATTTAGACTTTGCTGCTAGTTCCGGGGCTTCGGTGGCGAGCTTACTCAGCTCACCTAAAACTTGGCAACGCCCCTGCGCTATTGCCACGTTGTTTGCAACACTTGGTAGCGACTTTAGTTCGTGCTCCCGCCAGTCTTGTATCCAAGTTAATAAAACTGGATACTGCCTAACGGTTGCTCCTAAAGCCTTAACAACCTCTGGTGAGGGTTTAATCAACCCGCACCGCCTGTTACACGGTTGCTCACTGTGTTTCCTTCCATTCCACCTTTGGGTGTTCCGTCTGGGTGTGTTGGAGTCCCGCCCGCTGGCTGCTGTTGCGCGGCTAGCTTGGCGTTACTACGTTCAACAAACGCAGACTTCTCCCGAGATGGAATGATATCATCCACAGGCATTTGCAACCCTTTAGCCACTTCGCGAAGAATCGCGGCACGGCCTTCTTTACCAACGATTTCCATGTCGATTTCATTGGCGGTTGCATTAAGAAATTCAATTCGGCGTACGTTAACAGTTTCTTTAACTGCTAAGTTAATAGCGCCGCGAGCGATAATTTCAACATCGCCCTTAATACTTTCATCTGGGTCGTAGCGCATATTGTAAACAAACTGTCTATGTACAATCTGTTTGATTACATCGTTATCAATATGCATAACAACTTGTCTAATTCCTTTACCGGCGGAACCCATGAGCATGGATAAGCCTGACGCTGTGCGTCCTGCTCCATGTACATTAAGGTCACCCGATACATACGATGGGATACCTGAGTGGTCATCAGCTAAAGCGCTGAACTTCTCATATACAGCCATCAACGTACTAGCATTATCATCTGGTTGTGTAAACCTAACAGCAGGTGCACTAGAACCCATAGGGTCATTTGTAACCTGCCAAATCTTCCAGGGATGTAACTGAGTTATATCCTCATTAGGTGGGATACGTTCTAAGTTAACTTCAACTTGTGGCCCCGAGGAAATCCCCATGTTGTTCACAAGCGCACGGGCAGATGCATTACAGATATTCTGTACATCCTTGATAACCTCGGGGATACCTCTACCCCAGAATGCACCTGGGGATTTAATTAGTGATGTCTTAGTATATGGCTTCTCACCTAACGGGTCGTAGTTTAGTACTGCTTTAAGGACATAGTTGCCACATAACCATACGCATGCTTCATACTCGCGGGCCTCATCAGGTACTTCCTCTTCGTCTAAACCCCACTCACGTAGCATCTTACCGCTTACCTTACCATGAAATTCTAAAGCATCATATATTTCGGTTGGGCTTTGAGCAGACTGAGGCTTGCGCTCAGCTTCTTCTTTCTGAATTTTAATATCTTCATTAACCCAACTAGTGCTATTGCCTGTCTGCAATAGTTTACGTATAGCTTCCTCATCGTAGCTAGGGACCCCTATAAGGTCTGACAACTCCATACGTGTTAAAGGGTGATGCTCGAACATATACCCGTCGTTAATATGTGTAATGCCTGGCTCAGGGTAAATCTTAAATGGGTCTACACGCTCATACTCAGGCGCTAACTCTTCACCAGCTTTAGCAATCGTCTCACCGTTCTCACCTTTTGTCCACTCAAGACGGCGCTGACGTCGTACGACAGGGCCCTTGATGAATGCACATGGGAATGTAACTAAGTCAGTGATAAATTCATTGAACGCATCAGCCCAGCCGCCTTGAGCAAACTGGTCAGAAATACGGAGCTTCATCTTATCGGCACGATTCTGTGCGGCTTGTAGTATCTTAAAGCGATAGTCCTGTGTGACCATCTCCTTAATCTCTACCATCTCGCCTGGACCTGGAGCTTGTCCTGTCTCTTCGATAATCTTTAATACGTTAGCAGTAAATGCTTCTTCGATTTCTGCTGTTTGTGTAGGGGATAGGTCAGGGATAGGTGTCGGACCTAAGTCCCACGGCGGGGTGCCTGAATCTAATAATATATCTCGTAGCCAGCTTTCGCCCGCTCGGCATTTAACTTCAGTAATACCCATGAAGATAGTCGAGCCACCTTGTGATTGTATCTGCTGTAGTTTTTCGGCTGTGTACTCACCGTTGCGCTGCTTCATCCCGTCGAGCATAATACTCTCGATAGGTCTTTTTGCTTGTTTTGCTGCATCCCAGCACTTTCGTAAGTGGGCAGTTAACCCTAAGAATAACGGTTCGTTCTGGCGAGCCTCGAAATCCCTATCGGCTGCTTCGTTCTCTTGCTGTACAAGTGTAGCATTGTCAACGACTCGTAACATGCCTTGGTCAATCATTTATATGTTCCCCGTTATAAGGTTGTATAGTTTTCTTTTTACACGATTTATTTATCATATGTAATATTTTTAATAATTAAAGGTCCCCTAGGAGGTGACTCAACTAGGGGGTGGGCACGTAACTACAATGTGGAAGAGGAGAGTAACACCGCACCCGACCACATCATATCAGGTCCAGCCACCTGCAGCAACTCTTTTTACTTCTCTTTTAACATTCAACATCTGACCATCAGACTGACTTCCGATGTGTAGCATCAGGTACTGTAACGCTTCCGCCACATGTGAATGTTTGTTCTTATCAATCGAGCCGTTCTTCTTATGATATCTATAGCCTCCCATCATTGCCGACTTGAGCTGCGTGCACCTCGGGTCAACAAGGAATGCCGTCTCACCGTCAACATGACGCATCAAATACTCATCCACTGAGTTAAGGCGTGCCGAGATGTTGTTAGTCTTCGCAGGTTTAACCTTCATCCCTTCTGCCTTAATGATGTCTACAGCCGAGCGCTCATCGGTCTGCGCCCGCTGCACACCCGCCGGGTCTACTATGACCATGATGGGGCTACCTGGAAATCTTTCGTATAGTAACGGCTTGAGTACTGTGCGCACGAATCGTTGTATGCCCATATCAAAGCTGACAGCTTCGTCAAGTATAAGCACACGACCTCTCGGGTCAACTTGCCCGATGACTGCAGCAGGTGTCAACCCTAAGTCCATGCCAATAACGATAGGCCTCGCGCTATTAGAAATCTGTTCTAGCTTTACTTTCGCCATGTGGTAGTCGGTGCGGAAGTACTTATACACTGGCTGTCCAGCAGAACTTAGTCCATACTCTCCATCAATATACACCCGCACATATTCTTCAGACCTACCTTGTACGCTGTAATATCCATCAGGTAAGTTCTCAATATTCTCCGCACCTTCATCACGGCCGCTCGGCTGCTTGAATACATCCCACCCGTTGTCGTTCATACTGACGCCGTCTTTCGGGTCAATCTTCTCCATCTGGTAATACCACCACGTGTCCATAGTCGGCGGGTTCGTATCACCCCACATTCCATGCCAGCTCGGCCCACCATCTTTGGCACTAGGGAAACGCCCCACACGCTTAGACATCGCATCGACAATGTCAGGGTGGATGTCACGGCACTCATTAAACCACGCGAACGTTAGCTCCAGCGAGTTCAAGTTAGCAACATCGTCCGCGTCGTCCAACGCTCGGAACATCACCTCACACTGCACATCACCCAGCTCTAGAAAAAACGTCTTGGTCGTGCGCATGTATCGTCCGCACACTCCCGGTGGGAACCAATCGAGGAACGTCTTAATCGTCGTATCCGCCAGCTGCCTTGCAGTCTCACGCACCACAGCTGCACGCGTCTTGCGTATTCCCTGCTCGTTGGGCTCCTGCATCGTCGCTCTGCGGACAATCTCAAAACAACATGTCACCGATTTGCCGCTACCAACAGGTCCCATGAGTGTGCGCATCTTGGCATCACTCATCATAAATTCTCTACCCGTTTTATGGGGCGTATAGTTAATGTCGTGTGACATCATGCTCTCCTTCATAGAGTGTGTTAATACTCTCTCCACACTGCTTACACCACTGGTGATTACTCATGAGCACACCGCAACTAGGGCACATCCCAATTATATCCACCACCTCTTCATCTGGATGGAAGTCATCGAACTCCTCCTCTCCATGCGCGGTCCCCTCATACTCCGCTCTCTCCATGTCTATAACCTGGAGCAGCATCACAACAATATGAGCCTTATCCCTAGTCTTCTTATTCCGTCGCTTGAGAAGTTTAACACGGAACGAAACCCCGTAATCTACTAAGTCGCTTGCAAACTCCTGGTACGCTGACGTCGAATAAAACTTCGCTGCCGGCATCTCATCATGCGTTGTATTAAATCTACGGAGCAGTTGCTCCAGTGTCGGTAAATTCTGCGTCTGACATTCCATCGGATAATTCTCCTGTATCGTCATGTTCGATAACAGTCGCTTCATGTGGCGCGTTGTTCCCAAGGTTGATTGTAATCTTAACCCCGCCGCCAGTGTCCACTTCAGCGACATTATTCTTAGGCTCAAGATTACCCCACTTAACCGTTGACTTAATCAAGTCCGCCTTAACTGCCGGTGAAACTTCTGGGGAGTGTATCAACTGCCATGATGTAGTTAAAAGTTCTTCAGCCTGCGCACGCGCCTTAAGTCGGAACGTGATTCCTTTCTCCCTAACTTCTTCCCGATAGTCATCAACTTTCATACGGAAGATAGGGTCTGCGTTAAATACCAGCATCTCGCTAGCAGTAATAGTGTGGCGCTCTAGTACTTCATCTAGTGTCTCGCCACTTTTCTCTAAGAGCAGTGCAATATCAAAGGCTAGTCTATTCGACCACTTGGTATGTCTTAACGGTAATGTGTCCATGAACGTACTATAACAGGAATTTTTTTGCAGGTGCGAATTTTTTGGGTGAAATTTTTTAGCTAACTTGACAGTGTAAAGTTTTGTTTTTTTGGGGTGTTGTAGTGAGAGGTTTACTTATATAGGGGTGGGGGGTCGGATTCCCGTATCCATGTGCCCCCCCGTGCCGTACCGAACCTCAATGAAAAAACACTGATGCAGTAACTAACTTGACAAAACTGTAAACTTATGGCACACTGGAACCAATCAAGCAATGATGCTTGATTCACCTGAAGAGGAGTTACACATGAGTGAAATGAAACGCAACATAGAGCTGACGGATATGCTGTCAAAGGCAGAGGCGCTACTAGATAAGGGCTGGGAGATATCAGAACTGCAGAGAGCACAGATAGTTGAACTATATGCAGAGATAGATAAGCTAGAAAGAAAGATAGCCGAGCTTAAGAAACAATGCTGGTAGCAACCATAACGAAAAACAAAGCACAGGGTGAAATGCCCTTTAACAGGAGAGTAACATGACAAAGCAACAAAGAGAGATATTAATCGAACGCATATTGGAAGTAGTATTTATATTTATGTTGTTCGGACTTGGATTCTTAGCATTAATAATAGGAGCATAACATGAATACAATAGTAAACATAGCGATAACATTCGCAGCCATAGTGATAGTCTTATATGCATACACAGCCTTCACATTGTTTTACTAAATAACTAAGAGCCCTGGGAAACCAGGGTTTCTTTTCGTCTGATGTATCTACTGTTTTTGTTTTTAAAAAATATTCTTTATCGCATCGGGGGGTTATAACTTCCCTGATTTGCACGCATCAGCATCATCAAAGTATGCCGTTGATATACCCCTTATATAGCACGTAACTTGACAAAACTGTAAACTTATGGCACACTACAACCATCGAGAAAGCGTTCGCTTCTCTTGATAGACGAGCCAACGGGGTCGTTGGTTCATAAACACTCTAATAGGAGATATTATGAGTAAAGTATACGAGGGTAAGGTATCCATCTTTAAAAATACCAAGGGCGAAATCATGCTAAAACGAGATGATGAGGGTGCATACTCTAACGAGAATGCCGCAGAGTTAGACGCCAAGATGCTGGAGTTGTCCAAGACTATGAAAGCACCGATAAATGCATATGCTCGCTGGGTTGCCCCAGACGGAACCGAGCCAGTACTAATGCATTTTTATGGCAAGCCCCGCATGACTCTGTGCACACCACGCCCAGAAGGTGCTAAAAAGTCAGCAGTGACTAAGTTAGCCTAGCAATAACGAAAAACAAAGTATGGGGTGAAATGCCCTTTAACAATAACACAGGAGTTCAATATGAATGATGAATGTAAAGTAACTATCCTCAACAAATCACCATGTGGTAAACACTGGTTAAGGTATGAGTTCGCAAGTAAGAGCGCATTACGTAAGTTTAAGAGTGCAAAACTAAAGCGACTACCAGATAAGATAACCGAGATACCTGAGAAATGCAGGGCTCACTACTAAACCAAAGACCTGGGCTAATAACCTGGGTTTTTTATCGTCTGTCGTACACACATGTACGCCATCCTCCTCTAGTTTATTTTTTTAGAATAATAACTGCCATGGCTCGGGGGGTTATACCTAGGTAAACTCCAGTCTTTACAGAACCTACCACGATGGGGTTACACCTAACTGTACAATCTGCTATAAAATCGTTATATATCAACGACTTACACTGTCAAGTTAACGAATAATCTACATAATCTAACTTGACACCTGCCATAATACACCCATTTTCTACCTTTTTTAGGTACTCATAACTATACTAACTTTACACTACTATAACTTTACATATGCTCTACATCCCTTGCTACCAAAGGAAATCCATAAGGTTAATATATAATTCTGTATATATAAATAATCTATATAATCTATATAATCTATACTATTTATACACCTATCACTACTTTTGCCTTTTTTTAATTAATATTATTACATTGACGTAAACTATTACATTACAACTCTTTAGCGTCTCTTTACCAAAAATAAAGTAGATTTTATAGATTATTTCTGGCAAACCCAGTCATACCAATGGCTCTAGCGAGGCACTTTTTAGTCTAAATCCCTAACGTTACATAGATTATTTACATAACCTTACACTAAAAGTAGATTATTCCCTATAACTTGACGCCTTTCCCCGTTTACGCACACGCGTATCCTAAAGGAACTATACACCAAACAGTGTAAAGTTAAGGTCTTTCCCCGTAAACCCTCCGAAACTTGACACACCGATTTTTCCGTGGCACACTGTGGTCAGAGTTAAGGGCTTTCGCCTTTCCCTCTCTTTTAGAACTTCCTTTAAGGGATTCTTTAAGTGCTTTAAGGAGTTAGATTTACTAACTTTACAAGCAGTGGGTTGATACCCATCATCTAAGGAGAATATATCATGGCTAGAATATACAACGGTAACGTAGAAGTAATCTTAAACACTAAGAACAAAATCACTGTAAGAGCAAATGCAGAGGGTAAGTTTAACCAAGAGAATGTAGCAGACTTACACACTACAATGGTAGGCTTTGCTAAACAGCACAGTGCAGAGTTAAACTTCTTTACTCCGGATAGCAATGCAAAGGACTTATCACCGGTCTTATTAAGTGGTCGTGGTAACTCACCTTACATGGCAATGTTACCGACTAAAGAAGCAGGGTCTACTGCATCTCGTCCAAGTGTTACTGTACTTGGTTAACACCAACAACTTAGGGTGGTCTGTCTGACACCCTATCTAACAACTATATAGGGGAACTATTATGAACTTATTTATTGACTGTACACCATCAACTACACCTAACCATACCACCATCAATGGTGTCTATACTGCTGAGGAGGCTATTAACTGGGCAATACAGAGCCTTGATAACTCAGTTAGTTATACTGGGCATAGTGCTGAGTTTAAATCAGACTGGGTACACTACCGATTAACGGAGCATAGTAAAGATGTTATTGTGCCGAGTGATGTAGATACTTGGTATGGATACTCACTTGAGGACTTACTGAATGCATTCTTCCTTACTAAGTGTCCCATTGAAGTGGATATGAAGCAGTGGGTTAATGCTGTTGGTAAGCAGTTTGCGTTTGATGAGGGTGTTACAGTACACAACGACATCATTCGTAACTGCATCGTTCAAGGAGATTACTGATGACTGTAAAGGTCGCTAACAAGAACGCCTCGAAAGAGGTTAATGACCGTATTCCATTCGATGGTAACAACACGTTTGGAAGATGGAGTCATAGGGGGCTGTTCACTGACGAGAGAGATGAGGTGTATGTAGTGTATAGTTATGGCAGACACTTTCCTATGTTTGCTTACTCTACCATTACAAAGCAGTGGTATGAGAATGCAGATGGCTATAGCAGGACTACGGCTAAGCATAAGGCACAGTTAAGACCCGATGGTAACATTAGGGTTGTACCTCATGGGTGTATAGTTACTATTGCTAAGAGTGGTGTAGTTGAGTTGCTTAAGCATAAGATAATGAGGGGGGTACTATGCGACAGCGCACTTTAAAGTTGTACTGTTTACGATGGGGTAAAGGGGGGCAGATGGTATGTACCATTGAGGGTAGACCACTGTCATTTGACGATAAGATGGTGGCTAAAGACCACCGAGCAGAGGGTATGGTAGTGTCATTTGGTACTGACCATAAGAAATATAATCATGTGAAAGGAGATGTATGAGAGCAACATTGCTGAAAGACACGCTAAAGGCGTTATATAAACAACAAAGGACTGTATGTATAGAAGGTAGTCCAGGTGGTGGTAAGACGACCATAGTACACCAAGTGGCTAAAGAACTGAATGTGCCATGTGTAGAGTTACATATGCCGACTATGTTAGTTGAGGACTTCGGGATACTATACCCCGACAAAGACGGTACAGATAGCCTAACTTACCGATTACCCGAGTGGTTTCCACAAGAGGGTAAAGCACCCGATGAAGGGATACTATTGTTCGATGATAGAAACCAAGCAGGTGCAGATTTACAGAAGGTGTTAGCAAACATCTGTCAAGCACGGTCGTTACATGGACATAAACTTCCTAGTGGTTGGCAAGTCATCAGTACTGGTAACAGGCAGTCGGATAGAGCAGGTGCTAACCGTGTCCTATCTCACCTTAGGAATAGGGAAACAGTCATTGACCTTGATACACATCTTGATGACTGGAGTTCATGGGCAATAGAGCGAGGGGTAGCCACAGAGGTGGTATCGTTCATTAGGTTTAGACCTAACTTACTGCATGACTTTGACCCACAGAGGGAACAGAATGCTACACCAAGAAGTTGGGTAGAGGGTGTCAGTGATGTGCTAGGTGTTGTACCACCAGAGGCTGAGTATGAATGCTTTAAAGGTGCTGTTGGTGAGGGTGCTGCAGCAGAGTTTGTAGGGTTTGTTCGTATCTACCGTAACCTACCTAATCCAGACAACATCATACTTAATCCGACAACTGCTAACGTGCCAACAGACCCATCAACACTGTATGCTTTGAGTGGTGCGATAGCAGAGAGGGCAACAGAGTCTAACTTCAGTAGGGTTTGTACTTATGCTGAGCGTATGCCACCAGAGTTCAGTGTGTTAAGCATCAGTTATGCGGCGAGGAAGAACCCAGACTTAGCATCAACCAAGGCGTTTACTGATTGGGCTGTTAAGCACCAAGACATCTTATTCTAGGGGGAATGTATGAAACTTACAGATAAAGCACTGCTAGTGCAACTTAGTATCAGTCAATGGTCAGCGAGGAAGTATGACCGTAAGGTTACTAAAAACATACTGACACAACATGGTGCATCAATGGGTGCTGGGAGGTTTAACAAGAGCCTACTGCCTATGAATGACTACCTTGATAGAGTCCATAAGAAGGCATCATACATAAGGACTAAGTACTACACCAACACATTACCGTGGGGTATTGAGGGTACTCAGATGTTACCATCTGCAAACTACTTGGAGTTTATGACAGAGTTTAGGAATGAGAAAGCAGAGTGGCAGTTGCTAGTTAAAGACTTCCTTGATAACTATGGTAGACTTAAGGAGGACGCCAAAAGGCTATTACCAAACGGGTTATACAACGAGAACGACTACCCTGCTGACAGTAGTATACACGAGAAGTTTAATATAGAAGTTGCAGTATTTCCAGTGCCTTCAGACGATTTCCGTGTTGCTATTGATGACGATGAGTTAGCTAGTATACAACAAGATGTTGAGCGTAGAGTAGCCGAGGCTAGTGAGAATGCTATGGCAGATATTTGGCAGAGGTTGTATGATAGGGTGAAGCATATGAGTGATAAGTTAGCAGACCCGAAGGCAATCTTTAGGGATACCATGGTAGAGAACACGAGAGAGTTATGTGCTTTACTGCCTAGGCTTAACTTTGCTGATGACCCTAACCTTGAGGAGTTACGACAACAAGTTGAGGGTACACTGTTACATCACCCTGATACTTTAAGGTGCAACCCTGTGCTAAGGCAGAACACAGCCGATGATGCTAAGGATATAATGAATAAGATGAACATATTTATGGGAGCAACATGATGGCAAATCCACCAGTAATGAGAACATATACACCACGACCTTGGTCATACGATGACTACCTTGGTGCTACAAGACGTAAAGATAATGCTGATAGTCAGCGACGTTGGCTTGAGGTAGTAGCGTTATTGAACACAGAGTATAAAGAGGACTTAGACGATGCTGTGTATATGATTATGAAGACTGTTGATGAGGAACTAACATGAGTACTACACCACCAACAGTTAGGTACTTTGTAGTTGATTCAACAACGGGTTTAACACTCCACAACTTCTATGACGAGCTATCAGCGTTAGAAGCAGTCGCTAGAATGGGTGGAGATTATCACTTAGGTAGGGAGATAGTAACCGATGACGGTATGCCCCTGCCATTTACAGAAGGAGAATACAGTGGCGATTGATAAAGAAACTGGTGGATACCACACCATGAACGAATGTAGATGCAAGGTAAGTGGCATTAAGGCACTACTTGAGCAGATACGTAGGGCAACAAGAGGTAAAGATGCCCATAACGATTATCATATCTATGCATTAGCTGACAGTGCTATACATATGTGTAATGAACTTATAGCAGAGGGGAAACAAGATGACTGAACTTTGGGAAAATGTAACGTGGATTGAAATGGTAGTGTCGGGTGTATTCGGCTGGACTTTTTATTACATTGTGTATGCAAATGACAAACGTAGAAATAGAAAGCCTAAAGACTGAGTTCAATACTGCACTTAGTGTGTGGCATGACCAGATGCATGAGTTACCAACAGGTGAACTTGTTGACATGATACTTAAGCATCTACCTATGTCATTACTAATGGCTCAGTTAATAAACATTGAGCATAAGATTAAACTTTTAAATATGGAGGACGACTGTGGAAGTAGAAAAAAGACTGAGTAAAGCAAAGACTGCCTTAGTGTTAGAACACCCATTCATTGGGAGTATAGCACTGAACATGCCTTTTAAGTTGAGTGATGAAGTACCAACTGCCGCGACTAATGGCAAGATGGTGATGTTTAATCCCGACTTCTGTGAGAAGTTGAGTGATGAGGAATTGAAGTTCCTTGTAGCCCATGAGTGTATGCACCCTATGTTAGAGCATAACTTCAGACGACAAGATAGGGATATGCGTAAGTGGAATCAAGCAGGTGATTACATTATCAACAAGTTGTTGGTCGATGAGAACATCGGCAGAATGCCATCAATGGGGCTACTCGATGATGACATATGGCAACAAGGCAACGGAACTACTGACGGTATCTACAACGTACTACCTACCGAAGATGGAAAGGGTGAAGGTATAGGTTCTGTTGGTGGTCAAGGCGACCCACTAGATGAGTGCCTTGATAGTGAAGGTTCACCTGCTGAGATAGAACAACAAGCAGCCGAGTGGAAAGTCAAGGTAGCACAAGCAGTACAAGCCGCGAAGATGATGGGCAAGATGAGTGCAGGACTTGAACGGTTTGCAGGTGAGTTACTACAACCTAAAGTGAACTGGCGTGAAGTCTTACAACGCTTTGTTGAGAAGTGTAAAGATGATACTCGGTCATGGGCAAGACCTAACAGACGCTTCCTTGCACAAGGAATGTATCTACCTACTGCAAGTGGTGAAGCCATGGGTGAACTTGTTGTGGCAGTGGATTGTTCTGGCTCTATCAGGCAAGAGGAGATAGACCAGTTTGCATCAGAGGTAGCAACTATTAAAGAGGACAGTAGCCCGAGTGCTATCCATGTTGTGTACTTTGACAGTGAAGTATCACACTATGATAAGTTCACAAGAGATGATGAACTGCATATCAAACCTCATGGTGGAGGTGGCACTGCATTCAGCCCTATCTTCAAGTACATAACCGAGCATAACATAGAGCCAGTAGCCTGTGTTGTACTGACAGACCTGTGGTGTCATGACTTCGGTGATGAACCTGCATACCCTACACTATGGGTAACGACAGACAGTACCGATGCACCGTGGGGTGAAGTGGTGGAGATGTCATGAATATTACAGCAGATATGTTAGATGATAACCGTGAGATAAATATCTACGACCAGTGGTATGAGCATGTACATGAGAATTTTACAGAGAGCATGAAAGAGCAGGGTGTTAGGGTGGATAACATCATGTTCAGTGGATTCTGGAGTCAAGGTGATGGTGCTTGTTTCGAAGGTGAGGTTGAGGACATTAGCAAGTTAGTAGACCTTGATGAATACCCTATGATAAAGATGATACAAGGTATGGATAAAGGTTCTATTGGTATTCTGATTGACTACAATGCCATACACCACTACTACCATGAGCATAGTGTAGACATAGATATAAAGCATGATGAGTTCTATGACATGATGGACGCACCATCAGAAGTACATCAGCATGTCATTAAAAGTTATGATGAAAAACTAGCAGAAGAAATGGGTGGGTTTTCTAAGGACGCTGTCGACATATTGAGAGGGAATATGAAACAGTTGTATAGAAACCTTGAAAGAGAATATGAATATTTAACGAGTGATGAGTGTGTGGAAGCAAGCATCAAGGACAATCAATAATAGGAGAGTAACATGGCAACAGTAAGATTTAGTGAGAAATTAAAGAGCGACATTGAACATAATGCAAAGAAGATGTTCAAGAAAGAACTGAAAGCATTGGAAGAAAAACTACCAGTAACATGGACTGCTGAGTATATATACAACACAATCTTCTCTAAAGATATTAGAGATAAGATGAACGCCCTACCTGATAAATTTATGGACACTACATCACGCATAGATTTTGCTGGGTTCAGAAATGTAGGTGAGGGTGAGGATAGGCGTTACTGGGGATTAAGTGATGACATACCACTCACATTCAATACACCAGTGCGTATGCCACATGGCTCAACGTTCGATGATTTTCATAAGAGTTGGAGGGACATGACATTAAACCTTAACGTACCACAGTACGCTACTATCCAAGCAGAGTTTAAGACATGGCGTGATGCACAGTGGGTTGTTATAGCCAAGAAAGATAAGTTCGTTGAGGGTATCAAACAGATAATGAATACATACTCTACGCTATCACCTGCACTCAAAGTATTCCCTGCACTATGGGACTTAGTACCAGAGGAAGCACAAGAACGACACATGAGAGTTGTTAGCAGGAAGAAGGGTGAGGCTAAAGAACTAGGCGACCTTGATGTCAATAGCCTAACAGCAACAGTAACATTTAATAAACTAACTAAATAAGAGGAGTGTCTATGTCATGGCTAAGTGAAGCAACAGTAAAGGATTATAAAAGTATCAAGGCAGAGTTTAAGAGAGCAAGGTTTCCCGATAAGGGTAAGCCACTACGTTCTTGGGCAAGGATACATGAAGATGGTGAGGACTATATTGTTAAGAACTGGAACAGTGAACTGTGTAGGTTTAAACCTAACAACACAGTAGTATTCACTGCCACAACTGAGGAAGTATGGAGTAGTTCTAACACCCTAGTATCATCATTAT